GTGATGGTGCGCAATTTGGATAAAGCAAGGGAGAAAGACTCCATGTCCATCATCCCACTCAAAACACCAATGATCATGCAAAAATGGTTGTACGCTGTTGGAGAGTGTGGACTTGCATTGTGTGGTGGGGTACCAATAATGCAAGCTATGTACAAAGCCTATATGAGGCAGGGAATCAAAAGTAGGATGTGTGACAGCGTGGCCATGCAGAGTGGCGCGCGTATGCTGGCGATGGGAATGGAAAGCAAAGAAGCATTAATCACTCCAAAGGCTAGACTGGATGTGTTCACGGCGTGGGGGTATACCCCAGATGAGCAAACTGCAATAGAAGCATGGTACGATGGCTTGCAGTTTGATTCATTCCCACGCCTGGTTGATAATCTGGAAGAAATTGAGCACGCACCACTATAGATGAAACCTTTTGGAAATTATTGTGGCCCATGGTGGAGTGCTGGGAAGGTACAGCGGAGCGTTGTCTCTGATGTGGAAGCGGTAGATGAGTTGGATGAACTCTGCAGAACACACGACGCCCGTTATGCACGCAATGAAAACCTCAGAGATGCTGACCTTGAGTTCGCTAAAGATGCCATGCATCTTGGTGGATGGGGTGCGGCTATGGGGGTTTTAGTTGGAGCCCAGGGCTTACTTAGGCCACCTGATTATACAAAAAGTACAATGACAAAAACAAAGACCAATAAACAACGACTACGTGGCAGTGGTTCCAGTTCCGGACCATCTGTACCACAGGCGAAAGCCAAATCGCAACGGAACGATACGGTTAGTGCGGCACCGGTAGCTTTTGCTACACGCCGCACAGGGGCTGCACCCAAAATGATAACCAAACCAGATGGTACTATCGAGGTAAGCCATCGTGCTTTCCTCCAGCCAGTTGACAACAATATTAACTATACCGTCACGGGCATTCCATGCAATCCTGGAATGTCTGGGTCATTCCCTTGGCTATCAAAAATAGCTCGGCGGTACGAGGAATATAGGTTCAAAAAGTTACGTTACGAGTTTCGTAGTGTTGCTGCATCCTCCACTTCTGGTGTTGTGATGATGAGCTTTGACTTTGATGCTGCTGATGCTGCTCCATCTAGTAAAGGTGAACAAGCACAGACTGTTCCAAACACAGAGTGTAACGTGTGGATGAATAATGAATTGAACGTACCTGCAAACCCACAATTTCGCTACGTGCGTGCTGGAACGCTAGCTGCAAATTTAGACGTTAAAACCTATGATATGGGCAACCTATGGCTGTCAACATCTTATGGTAATAATGTGGTAGGGGGAGAACTCTACGTTGAGTACACTGTTGAGCTGAGAAAGCCGACTGCTGGTATTGACGTTGGAGGCGAAATCTCCACTGCCACAACCGTCTCTGTTGCTCCTTTTGGTGCAACAGCTGCTGCTAGCACCATCCGTGGGGTGGCTTTTCCATTCACCAGAGAGGATTCCGATACTCTCAAGGTGGTGGCTGGTGGTGAATACATCTTAACGTACATCATTCAAGGCAGCGGTACTTTTACCGCTGCCGGTGCAGTGCCCACCTTGGTGAGCACTGGCACAACGTCAACTATACAGTTGCTGTACACCGCATTGCAATCTACAATCATTATACAAAGTTTAAGACTGCGGTGTGAAACTGGTGACTTCATCAATTTTGGTGCGGTTGCTTTAGGAACAGGATTGACTTCAACTAAGTTAATGGCAGCCGCTATTGACTACATTACTGTGACTTCTTCGTTGTAGCCCGACAACATCTCATGTTAGCAAAATAAAAATAGTAACATACTAAAAACTAAAAATCTAAAACCATTAAACCCCAATGTGTGACAACCAAACACGCGTCTGACCAACGCCTTAGTAGGCTCATCCATTGAATATAAACACATTCTTGTACAACTCTGCGTGAAGTGCATTTATTTTCATTTTCTTGTAATGCGTATACATACATATTTTATTAAACAAACTAACATTGATGTTTGGGGTGGCACGGGTTCCGGTGTCACCCCACGAGAGCAGGAACCTTGTCGATCTTAACTTGCATGCAGCGTAGCCAAACACTGCATGTGCCATGTCCTGGCTGGACATTCTGGCCTTGTCGATCTTAACTTGCGTGTTGTTTTGACCACGAACAACACGTGCCCCGTCCTGGCTGGACAAACTTCTCCTATAATAGGTCACTAGTAATAGTGACCGGGCGACGAGAAGTGTGTGTAACTTAC